TCAACGTCTACTTTAATATCGGCTTCTTTAATAGAAGGAAATGAAAACGCTTTGGTTGCGCTTCCATCACCTGTATAGTCTACGAATGTTGTTGCCATTTATTTGTACATATTTGTTAATGAATAAGACTCAAATTTCTTATAGTCTTGTAGATCTTTGGTTGCTTGTTGTTGTTGTCGTAAATCGTATATAGGTGCCTCATCTTTAATACTATTCCAAGCTAATACTCTAGCATCTTTAAATAAGCGGTCAATTACTATATTATGATAGTAGTCCCTTGCATTATAGTCTCCACGTTTTCCAGCTCGTATATCAGCTTGCATTAGCTTTATAGATTCTATAATTTTAGGATCTTTAGCTAACTCATTTAAGTCTAATTCTAAATTTAGATCGCCAATAGCTTTCTGAAATCTAGATCTTACCCTTGGATTATCTGTTAAATTAGTACCGTCTGGAGCATAATAAGTAGAAATTCTAAGGTCATAACCGCTATTAAATAGAAGCTGTCTACCCGGATTACTGTCTAAATTGAGAGACACAGGGCTAATAGCATTAAATGCTCTAGTCATGAAGTCCCAATCTTTAAGAGGTTTACCGTTTAACATATCATATTTAACAGGTAAAGCTTCTACACCGGGGATATTTTCTGATCCTAAGTTTCTATTACGCCAAGATTGAAAAATACCTGAGTTAATTTCACGCATGTGTGGTGTAAATAGTCTACCCATTTCATTACGTAAACCAGCCATAGGTACAGTATTATTAGTCATACTTGCAAAGATACGTTCAAATTGACCGGGTCTACCAGCAGCTAGGTCAACTAACTGTTGAATACCAGATAAATAAGACTTACTAGAAACAGCTTGTGCAATAACTAATGATATCTTTTGAAGTTCTTTTTCTGTCCACTCTTCACCCATTAACATACTAGCATCACCTACATCAGCGATTGTAGATAGTATAAGGTTAAAAGGTTCAATAGAATCATAACCTACTCTAACGCCGCCTATCTCAATAGTACGTGGCTCATATCCACCATCTAACCAACCTTGACGTTGTTGTCTGTCAGCTGGTCCATTGCCTGCAAGTCTTCCAGACATCCAAGCATTAATAGCCATAAATGTAACAGCAGAACCTATTGCCAATCGACCTGTTTGTAAAGCTTTAGCATTAGATAGTTCTTCTGCTGTGTTAATACCATACTTCTTAACAGCTCCTAAATTATCAACACTAGCACTTGCTATATCGTTAAACTCTTTAACTAAGAAGTTAAAACCGGGTGTATGTTTACCAGTTAAAGCTAGTCCGTTTACACCAGTTCTAGCAAATAGAAAGAAAGGTCTAACGTATGGATTAGATGTCATAACGTCATTAAGACCTTTAGCAAAGCCAGTTAAATCTTGTGTAAGTGTTACTTCTTTCTTAGCAAATAGAGTTGCGTCGTCTTTTATATTACCATTAGCATCAAAGATCTCTGTGTAGAAATCATCTTGATAAGCCTTCATTAAGTCAGGGGTAAGGTTAGGGACTTCTATGCCATTACCTCGTAATTCCAACGCTCTACGCATTGCTTTTTCTCTCATCTTAGCCCTACCTAATAAGAATGTAAAGGCATCGTCAGTCGCTGCCATTATCTTAGTAGAGTAAGTAAAGAGATTGGTGTTATTTACATTACGAATCAGATTAGTAAATGCAAAGATAGCACGATCTTCCTTACTTGCACGACCACTATCTTCTGCCCATCTACGGATTAATTCCCAATTATAATCACCCTTACTAAATTCAATATATCTAGTCTTAATTGTGGACATATCACCACTCCAATAACCATTTAGCTTTGTAAAGAATAGGTCAAATGCTTCTGGTAAGGCTTCTAACATACCATTCATAGATGCAACACTACCACGTATAGTAGCACTATCTCCAGTAAATGGATACCTTAACATTGCACCCATAAATGTAGATAAAGGACGTAAGAATGTTGCAGCACCTGTACCTAAAAGTGCTCGCATTGGAGTTTTAGGTCCGCTTAATACACTGTGACTTATCATTTCTTGTAAGTTACGTATTAAAGCACCAGTACGATCTGGTCCTTCTCCTCCTATTTGACCACCTTTTAATACTTTTCTTGCCCAGTTATCGAAATCATCAAGACTGTTAACATCTTTCATCATGGTAAACGCTTCAAATAAAGCATTTAATAAGTCGTCATTAGAGTCTTCCTTAGCTATCTTAAGTATAGATAATATAGAATCTTTAACATCTTCCATATCTGCTTGAACAGCAGCATTAACTGCATCGTTTAATTGTGCTTTTGTCTTACCAGCACCAAAAGATCTAAAATAATCAGAAGCTACAAACCTAGATTTCTTTGTCTGATACATAGCAGTTAACATAGTATCAACAATCTGTTTAGCTGGACCATCAATATCGTCCAATGATACAAATTCTGCTAGTTCTCTACCAGCTATACCTGTGTCACGGAGCTGTTTAAGTAAAGATCCAACTACTAAGTCAGCTGTAACTACTGTTTCAGCAGACCATGTTTCAAATAATTCATCACCTAGAGGAATTGAAGCTTTTTGTTTATTGAATAAGTCAGTTAAATACTCTTCTCCTGACATTTCCATAGCATTTCTGCCGTCTGTTATCTTATGAAACTCTGTAACAGAATCACGCCATACATCAGCTAAAGCTTTTCTATCACCTTTTACTGATTCTAACTCTGCTTTAAACTTCTCATCGCTCATCAAACCTCGTAGCGTACGTTCAACTATTCCGTCTGTAGTACCACTCTCGCTAACTATACGTTCACGTTCTACGGATGTAGTAATAGAACCTGTAGATCCGTCTTCAGATCCCCAATCCTGACGTGTACGTTTTAGCTGCTCTCTAGCTTTACCGGGGTCAACCTCAGATATATCAGCACCCTGATGTCTTTGTGCAATAGGAGCGTTTTTAGCAGCACGAAACTCTGTATCACCTCTACGTATCTGTGCTAAAGCTTGAGTAGTAGTTTGATTTTCTATACTTGAGTTACGTTTTACAATTTGATTTTTAACACCAGCTCTACCCTTACCTATTAAGTGAGCTGCACCATCAAACACTAAACCTATTCCCATACCTTCTACGATGTTTTTAAATTTCATCATAACAGGATGGTCTGTTTCTTTTGTACTTAACGGAGTATCTATCCATCCATAGTGTTCACGTAAGGAGCCTAAAGCATTATGACCATCTGATTCTTTAGATATTAAATCAGATAAGCCACCAATAGCCATAGCTCTTGTGACAGTACCCATACCCATTAAACCAGCACCACCAGCTGCGAGTATAGGTATACCTGTAGCAGCTAATCCTTTCGCTGCGAGTACTGTACCAGCAGCTAAAGAACCGAAATGTACTGTACCTCTAAGTAGTTTACCCCACCATGTCTTTGTTATTATAGGATCATCATGATCAACAAATGGATCCCACTCAGGTCTATAATAACCTTTTTCATCTTTTTCTCGCTGCATCTCACCAGATAAAGCATCTGTTGTACGTTCAGCGAAAGTTGATACAGAAGAAGCTGTGTCTTGTAGACCACCAGACAAAATAGATTGTCCTTCCTTGATTAATCCACGAAGTCCCCACTGGTCTTGATCTCTAGGATCTCCCTGTAAAAGTTCAGCTTGAGCTTTTTCTTCTTTTTCTTCCTCTTGTAAGTTAAATCTCTGTTGTTGTTCTAACTCTAACTGCTTCTGTAAGTCAACTTGTTTCTGATCAATGTCGCTTTGCAACTGATCAAATTCGGTGGCTTTATTTTCATCCATAATTACTTCATTTTGTTTTCTACTAATTCAGTAGCAGCGATAGGTAGTAATGTATTAAGATCCATAAATGGTCCTAAATCTCCTATAAGTGCTTTAAATGATTCTCGGTCTTTTTCTGGTACATTTACAAGTCTTCTATATGTCATATCGGAATCTCTAAATAGCAATCTATTATTAGACTTATATCTTAGTCTTTCCAATATCAGTAGAGTTTGAGTGTTTTGATCAAAGGTTCTATCAAGATCTAAACTATCAGTATGTAAGAATAAGTCAACGAAAGCATCGCCTTTAAGTCCATATATACCTAATTCAGTATCCCTGCTAATCTCTCCACTTTGTACCTTCTCTAAGATTTCTCCGACAGTCATTTCAGATAATTTAACTTCACTTTCTTCTGGTGGGACATATCTACCATCGACCTTGACAGCGTCTATCCCTCCATTTTTAACTGTATTTGGATCTTGTATCTCGTTTAACATTGTGTTCATATCTTCATCAGAACTTAATATAGCTCTGTTGATTTTAGCAAAATCAGTCTTGGTCATAAGTAATTTATGACTTTCATCAGAGACATTCATTCTAACTCCAAATCTAGGATTTGCTTCCATAACACCCATAGCTACGAGTCTGTCGTGTGCAAGTTTAAAAGGACTAACACCGGGATGATCTTTAGCTAATTGTGTCCAGTATCCGTCTA